TCCACCTTGTCTTCTAAATATTTTACCCGGATACACAGATAAATCTTGACCCGGTACTAAGTTTGTTTCATCTACTTCTATGAGTAAGTTTCCTGATAACACTGCATTATCTACTGCCATTCTCATGAAACCATTCATTAAAGTTTGTGTATCATCCATGTTTTCTGCTAAACCAATACCAAAGAATGAATATGGATTTAATTCATAAGGTGCTGCCATGTAAGGTATTACTGCAGGTTTAAATGGATTTAGTACAACTCTTATTAGTTTTCTATTACATACCCATACATTAACTTGTAATTCAGGAAAGTCTGTAAGTTCCTTAGGTATATCTACTTCTTGCTCTGCTAACATTTCAGTATCTATCATACCCCAATACTCAAGAACTTCAAACCTATTTACGTAGTTCTCTTGATTGTAATCTGTTAGATCATCTTCCCAATACTTCTTAACATAGTTTTCGCCTTCTGCTATAGCTTGTTCTATAACTTCTTCTCTAAAGTATGGTCTTTTCTTTAATCCTCTTAATTCACTTCTTGACATCTTGTGTCTTTGTATCACATACTGTGCCTGATCCATATTGGTAGAATCAGGATCAGGATAAAAATCCCAAACAGATACGTGTGATACTTGAGGTACAGTTTTGAATGTAGGGTTGTAGTCACCTGTATCATCCCAATTAGGATACTCTTTATCTGTAGCAAACGGACCTTTCATAATCCCTGTACCAAATAAAGCCATCTCAAATGCAGTATGTCTTAAATGTTTATTAGCATTTGATTCCTGTAGTTGATCTACAATTTTCTTCTCCATAGATTTAGCTGCTACCATAGCAGGACTAAATGTTATCGCTGTCGGAGTTTTGCCACTTTGTTCTTTAAGGTTATCAATGCCTTCCAAATCTTTTTGCAAAGGTCCGAGGCGATCAAGTAAAGTTTTTTCAGTAGCTCCTTTAGGTAGTTCCAAGCCATCTCCGGGAAAACCATAAGGGGATACCACTTCAGACTGTCCACTAATTTCTTCAGGCTCTTGAGGGTCAAACGATACATCTTTTGCTACTCCTTCGGGTAATTCAGTGGGTTCTATACTTATAGGAAATTTACCACCTGCAAATAGGACATCAACTATTTGTCCATAGGCTGCTAAAGTTTTTGTTTTTGTAACCTTTACAAACACTCTAGACTTTTCAGCTTCTGTAAACTGAACATCAGGACCATATAAACCTCTATAGTTTCTATAGGCTCTAGTCCATCTTAACTCATCTTCATATCTATAATCTTCTGACTTTTTAAAGTTAGACATAACATGGTCTACTAAATTATCTATACCATAATCTGTCGCAGTCGCATCTTCAGAATCTTCTAATGCTATAGCATCTTCTTCTATATTTATTTCTTCTTCTGCCATATTAATATCCAAATGTTGAGTCAGCTACAGGCATACTACTTGATGGTCTACCTACAGGGTCATAGTCAAATATACTAAATCTAGGTCTTGACATAATTCCATATCTTAGTGCATCATATATGTGATCCTCTGATCTAGTATCTACATCCTCTGGATTTCTTTTGTCAAGAGGTATTGCAGGTATTTGTGATATGCTATTAATGCAATTACTAAAAAATACTAGCCTAGGTTCTTCTGTATACTCGTCTACTTGCAAACGTCTGTGTAATTCATTCTTACCTGATACACGACTACCTTTACTTCTATCTGATGGTCTCCAACGACATCCCTTTTGTATCATCTGTTCTGCTAGTGAAGGTCCTGTATCTCCACGTTTGTGCCATAAGGAACTATCTAATACACCATACTTTATATTACCATCACCCGACTCTAGTTCTAATACTTGATCTGCTAAGTCAGAAGCTAAAACTTTAGATACATACAACTCTCTATATACTATAAGTTGTTCTGAAGGTGATACTGCAAACCAAATAACTGCACTATATGAACCATAACCATAATCACAAGCTCTGAACTTTACCCAATTAGATGGTATCTTAAAAGGTTCTATCACGTGTATATCACGATTGAACTCTGTAAAGGCTGCACCTTCTTTAATATCCCAATCACCCTCAAGTAATTGTTTCTTCTGTTGTTCAGGCAAGGATAAAAGCATTGCCTCGTAGTCACCTGATTCTGACAGGTAAGGATTATCCATTAGTCTAGCAGGTATAAATCTTCTTTTAAATAATGACTGCCCTGCTTTAGGATGACCTGATGGATACTTTAATGCTTCTCCTGTTTCAATATTCGTAGCATCAAATGATCTACCATAAGGTGCAGGGTCAATAAACATCTTCTTAACCCACTGATGACCCGGACCTCCGGGGTTAGTTGTTGCTCTCATATAGACAGGTAAGTCAGGAGCAGTAGAACGTAATCTTGATCTCATATAGTTCCACGCAAAAGGTTTTGACCATTGTGTTAATTCATCAAACCCTATCCAACTAAATGCTAAACCTTGATATCTAAGAACATCTTCTTCACGATCTAGGTATGACATCCACAGTCTTGCACCTGAAGGTGCTACCCACTGCATCTTTCTTTCTGACCACTTTATACCCTTCCAAATTCTAGGATATAATTCTTGAGACTTCCATATTAATTCTCTAAGTTCTTCAGTGGTATGTCTAAGTAGTAGTCCACTGAATGATGGATGACCCATGTATCTTAGTGGGTCTGCTAACATGGCAAATGATTTACCACCCCCTGCACTTCCACCATATAAAACTTCTCTTTCGTCTGCTGCAAGAAACTCTGTTTGAGGACCTTTGTTTGGTTGAAAGACTATGTTCTGTTCTTCTATAGGTACAGATTCTATTTCTCTTTCAACTACTTTAGACGTAGACTTTTGCTCCTGTTCTTTCTTCTTGTATGGTCCTCGCTTTTTGGATTGCTTTCTCGGCATACTCGGACCATTTTCTAAGAGTTCTAGCTTGGTTCTTACGTTGTTTTTCATGCATCAATCTTTTTCTCAAACCTACGTGGGATATCTCTCTTCCTGTTTTTTTGGTTAACCAATTAGCAACTTGTCTATATGAATATTGATTAACGTATTTTCTAGCTAACTCTAATGCCTCTAGTTCATATGGTATAGGATCAAGTAAATCCATATCGTCTTTATTTATTCTATAACCAAAAGGAATTATTCTAGCTATTCTTGGGATTTGTATCCACTCTGTTTGACTGTCATCTTTTAAGTCTGTTGGTTGTGGTAACTTCCACTTACCTAAACTTCTATCCATTGTATCATTTTCTTTTTAGTTTGTCAACTGTTTTGTTTCGGTGGTAGTAACATAACACCACCTGATGATTCTACTTGAATCTTTTCAGTTTTAATTAAACCCACTCTGTCAAGTAATTCTTTTGATGCAGATAGTTTATCTCTTATACCAAGTTGTGTTGGATCATCTACACCACTAACCATTGCCACTGCTGCCCTAGGTGCATTACGTGCCATATAGGATTCTGTAGCTTCCATGATTTCTTTTTTAAGTGAGTTTACAATATCTGTTGTAGATGAATTTTCAGAATAACCTGATAATAGTTTTGCCTGTGTGACATCTCCATTAGCCTCATCAAATAGAACATCTAGAAACTTTTGTTGTCTCTCTGTTAATTGCCTACTCATACTGGTATATCCTTAATCATTTGATCTTCGGCACGTTTTATTAATCTCTGTGCTCTGTTAGGTGTCTGCCATCTCCACGTGCTATCTTGCATTTCATCTGCCATCTTCTCCCAATTCATATCTTCTACAGCAGCAATCATCTTTTTAAATTTGGATAAACGAGGCTTACCTAATTGGAATGACATATTTACTAATACGTGTTGTATATTTTCAGGTAGAGATTCAAAGTTATTAAATATACCTTGACAGTCTTTTATAGATACTTGTATATCATTCTCAAACCATTCATTGACTTGTTCATTAGGTATCTTTGTTCCTATAGGTTTATCATAATATTCAGTATCCCATTCAGTAATAAGGTGACCAATTCCTCCAGTTAAATGCCCAAGTGAGCAGTTATAAGTTTCATACTTGACACCTTCATCATCTGCTATTTCATTTTGTAGTGTAACTAAATTCATTATATTAATCTTCTTGTTTGATTCTTACGTATTTCTTTGACATGAAGATGCCAAAAATAATTACCTATCTTACAGGTTATAGCAGATATCTTTAAAAATGTCAAGGCTTTAAGTGTCATTGGTAATATGGACTCACTGTAGAATTGGGGTCTTCAATGCCCTCAACTGCTAATACTTCAGGTATATAATATTTTAACATATTTTCTATCCCCATCTTTAGTGTTAGTGTAGACATTGCACATCCACTACACGCACCACTTAGAAATACTGTTACTATACCATCCTTAAAAGATTGTAACTCTACGTGTCCACCATGCATCTGAACACTAGGTAATATAGACTCTGTTATTATTTTATTAATTCTTTTCTCTACGTCAGACATTACTTGTTTTATTATTTTTACTTGTTAAGAATAAACCACCCTTACGATAGTCAATAGCACCTGTTCTTTTTTTCTTTATAAAACTGCCTTTAGATGCTTCAAGCTCTCCTTTTTTCTTAGGTCTTCCATACTTTTGCGTTTCTAGTTTTTGCTTTTTCTTTTTTTTATCTGTTTCTTTTTTTAAAAGCTCCATCAACTCTTGCATAGTTGCATCTTCATCTACATCAGCTGTTGGATTAAGTTCTTTAATTTTAGCTTTATACTCACCTTTTTTATATTTAAAAACCTTACCACTTCTATCATAAGCCTCTTTGTTTTCATCCCTTTTAATTACGTCTTTTAGTTTCTGACTAGGACTAGCTCCATCATCATGAAATCTTTTTTGTAATCTTTTTCTATCTTTTTCTTTTTGTTCTTTTTGTGCCTTCTTCTTATATTCCATTTGCTCTTCATATTTTTTTTTGGTTATAGGTTTACCAAAATAATCTCTATACTGCTCTTCCATTATTTCCTCTTAAACATTTTAGCTGCCTGTCCGACCCCTTTAATCCCAAACGATGCACTAATTGCGATATATAAGAGGTACTGATACCACTCTGGTAGAGTTGCCAATATACTAAATCCATGTTCCACATACTCTGTCATGCCCGGAATAAAAACTAAAATTGCAGGAGTTAGTAGGACAACTAAGGCAAACTCATCCTTCCAGCTATCATTAGTGGCATCTGCCATTTTGCCTTCCCACTCAATTTCACCTGCTGCAACTTTCTCTGCTACTGTTGCTCTTGCCTTTGCTTCGGCTACTTTAGCGAGACCATCTGCTTTTGTTTTTTCTACTTTGTTTTGAAACCACGTTCCTGCTAGATTTGCGAGTGGTCCTATCAGTGCTTGTATCATTCTTTATTTTCTCCTGCATTCTTGCGAGTCTTAGTTGCTCTTTTACTTTAGCTGAATTTACGAAATCTTGATGTTTTTTTTGCAGTCTTGCTGGGTTGTTTAGAAAATTGTTTACCTCGTTTAGTCGCTTTTCGTTTAGCAGCCGAAGAGGCGGCGTATTCAGAGGAAGATAAAGCCTTAATTGCTTTTTCAGGTAAGTAACGCTCACCAGTTGCTTTACTCCCTTGTGTACTAGGTTTACCAGACTTTGTTCGCCATTTTTGTTTTCC